ACTTAGTTTAAATACAAAGCCTAGTTTAAAAAGTAAAATAGAAAAACATTTTAAATATAAACCTGCAAAAGCAGTAACTTTAAGAATAGGCAAATATACAAGTTTAGTAATTGAGTATATGTACGGTAATAAGTACAGCCTAAAAAGAATACACAAAAGAAATGAGCAACTAATAACAGTATTGACTGATATAAATACCCTAATTAAATTAATTGCAAAGGAAAAACACAGTGCAAAATTAAAATAATTAGGGTATTTACTTTTTAGCAAGGTTATTATATAATGATTATGTACCAAATAAATTAGTGCTAAGGGAGCGGATGAACATGAATTTAGTTGAGGTATTAGCAAGTGAATTAAAAGTTGGAGATAAAGTGAGAATAGCTGGCGGAGATTGCAGGGTTATAAGCTTTATTGGCTTAACTAAAACAGGCCACTGGGTTAATTACCAGTTTGAGACAAACACTTACAAAAGCAGATTAAAAGCAACTACAAAAGTTGGAATTTATAAATAAATATTAACCCAGAAGGGGCAGCCAAAAGGCTGTCCTTTTTGTTTGTATAAGGGTTTATTTGTTCCCAATAGTAAAAACAAAAGTTTAATTTATTACCCAGTACGGGAGGAGAATAGTTTATGTTTAAAAATTACATTAAAAGTATTCTAGGTGGAAATGCATTTACTACTTACTACGAGGCGGATAACGGTTCTAACGGTGGAGATGGCAGCGCAGCAGGCGCAGGCGACGACAGTAATACAAATACTGGCGACGATAACAAAGGCGGCGACAACGGGGCAGGAGACGGCTCTGATGATACTAAGTCAAAAGGCAAAACATTTACGCAAGATGACGTAAATGCCATTGCAGCAAAAGAAGCTAAAAAGGCAATGGAAAAAGTTTTAAAACAACTTGGTGTAACTGATATGAAGTCAGCCAAAGACGGCCTTGACCAATTTAAGAAAATCCAAGATGACCAAAAAACCGATGCACAAAAAGCAACGGAGGCAGCAAAGGTACTAGAGAAAACAAATAGTGAACTTTCCGGACAAGTAAATACGCTTAATGCACAACTAGCAGCGCTAAAAGCAGATGTAAGCCCTGATTCACTTGCAGACGTTATTGTATTAGCTAATAACCTAGTAAACGACGATACTGATATTGATGCAGCTATTCAGCAAGTATTGAAAAAGTATCCTAACTTTAAACGGGCAGCAGCTAACACAACAAACACTGATGAAACAGGCAAAAACAAAAAGCCTAAGTTTACCACTGGCGACCACAATACCGACAAAGGTAAACCAACAGAGCAAGACCAATGGGCAAACGCCTTTAAATTCTTTGGGTAATTAAAAACAGAAAAGAGGAGATTAAACAATGGCAGCAGTAAACTATGCGACAATGTACCAGCAAGCATTGCAACAGGTGTTTAAAGTAGGCCTTCGTTTTGAAGAAGCTTATGGAACGCCAAACAACTCACTAGTAAAATGGACAAGTGCAAAAACAATTCAAGTACCTAACATCTCAGTAGGCGGCTATAAAGACACAAACCGTGATTCTATTACAGGTTTTACCCGTAATGTTGATAACTCTTGGTTGTCGTACACATTGGCTCACGACCGTGAATTCCAAACACTTGTTGACCCTAACGACATTGACGAATCAAACATGGCTTTAACAATTGCCAACATTACACAAGTATTTAACACTGAGCAAAAGATTCCTGAAATGGATGCATACATGGCATCTAAACTTTATTCTCAAATTACTGCACAGGGCGGGGCGCTTGATACAACTGCACTAGATATAACAAACGTATTAACTCGTTTTGATGCAATGATGGAAGCAATGGATGAGGGTGAAGTACCCATTGACGGGCGTGTACTTTATGTAACCCCAGCAATTAACACTTTGCTTAAGAATGCGCAACAAATTCAACGTCGTATGGATGTAGGGCAAGGCAGCACAGCCGTTACCCGTTCTGTACGTTCTTTGGACGAAGTTACTATCAAAGTAGTACCTTCAACTCGTATGAAATCTGCATATGACTTTACAAATGGTGCAGTACCAGCAGCAGGAGCAAAACAGATTTACATGGTGTTAATTCACCCACTTGTATTGTTTGCTCCACAAAAATACGAATTCGTATCTCTAGACGAGCCAACTGCTAAAACGGGCGGTAAATGGTTGTACTACGAGCGTAAATATTGGGATGTATTTGCAATCAACAAGAAAATCAAAGGTTTGCAAATTCAGTCACAGCTTTAATAAATTTATGGGGGATAGTGCTATGCTATCCCTCAATATTAGTTTATAGGGGGATTTTACAATGGCTATAGTTAAACGTGAAAATAGACAACTAACAGTACATGAAGATGTTTTACACACTTATTTATTTGAAGGTTACGACCAAATCGATAGTGAAGGTAATATTATTAAGCGGGCTACAGGCGGCAGAAATGTTACTTTAGCAGAGCATAATAAAGCTATTGATGAAATTGAAAGATTAAAGGCAGAGTTACAAGCTGCAAGAGACGAAGCTAAAATGCTTGAAGCTGATAATGAGCGCTTAACAAAGCAGGTAAGAGGGCAGCAACCAAACAAACAAAATAACCGTTAAAGGGGTGATTTAAATGCCCTACATTGATACAACTTATTATTTAGGAACGTATTTAGGGGCAGACCCTAGCGATAGCGTTATGCTACAAAAAGCAATTAATAGAGCAAGCGAAGTAATTGATATATTAACCCACTATGCATTAGCTGATACGCAAGATGAAGAGAATATGAAAAATGGTGGGCTTAGCAGTCAAAGAACTTTTGTGCAAGACCAAATTAAAAAAGCAGTAGCAGCACAAGCAGAACACTATATTTTAAATGGCGGCTATGATGCATTTAAGCAGCAGGTTGACCAAGCATATATAGGCGATTTTAAATTTACTAATAATGTATCAACACCAGAAGTTCCAGAAACTGTATTTGCTTTGTTAAGTACAACAGGCTTATTGCATACCGAAATACACAGCGGCTTTGATAATGGCCTTTACTATATTGGGTGGTGGTATTAATGCAACCTATTCCATTAAGGTTCTTAAAAAGCACAATAAAGTATTATGAACTTGCTGACGGACGATATGAAGGGGTCTACAACGCCCCAGTAACTATAAAAAACGTGCTAATTAACTTTTCTAAAACTGTTATGAAACAAACCCCAGCAAACCAAACAAAGCAGTCTAAGGGTACTTTATACTTGGATGCAATAAATACAAAGCCTTTTATACAATTAAGCTATGGCTCTAAAATAATTGATGAAGCGGGAAACGATTTTTATGTAATGGAAGTAAAGCCTGTACAAGCGTTTACCCTGCACCATTATCAGGTGACATTAATGTGAGTAATGGACCTAGTTTTAATATACATGTAGAGTTAAGCGGGGTAAGTGCAGCAGTTCAACAAATGGTTAAATTAGCGCAGTTTGCATTAGATACGCAGGTTGTAAAAGATAGTAATAAATATATACCTTTTCAAGAGGGTATTTTAAGAGATTCTGCTATAACGGCCTCAGCAATAGGCGAAGGTAAGGTTATTTGGAATACGCCATATGCACGTAGGCTTTACTATAATCCGGAATATAAATTTAATAAAGATCGCAACCCAGATGCGCAGGGTCTTTGGTTTGAAGCTGCAAAATCTGCAAATAAGAAAGACTGGGAAAAAATAGCTAACCAAGCAATAAAGGGAAGCAGGTGATTAGCTTATGGGGTTAATAGATGACATTGCTAATCATTTAGAAAGCTCACTTAGTTTGTTTACTACTTTTAAAATAGATGTTTTAAGCAAAGAAGATAATGCTTTAACATTAAGGCGTTACCAGTCAGGCTCGTCACTTTGGTTTTTTGACGATACGAGGGATGACACTTTAGGCATACAGGTATTATCAAGAAACTTAAATCAGAGTACAGCAGTAAACACACTTGAAACTATTGTTAACTTTCTAGTTAACCTAAAAGCAAACGGGCTACCAAACGACGGCTCATATGAATTCATTAGCTGTAATGTTTATATAAACCCAGTAATAGTAGAAAAAACAGATCGTAATGCATACTTATACTCTGCATTGCTTCAAATAATAATTAACAGGAATTAAGGGGGTAAACTAAATGACGACAACGCCTGCATTTCATACAATGAATGAACATAAGTTCGATATCAATACAGTCCCGGGAAGCGCTCCAGGAACTTATGCTTCTTTAAAGGCTGGGATCAAAAACGTAGCAATTAAGAACAATGAAAAGCTTGACCAAGCAACTTACCTTGACGGTAATGGCTTTGGCTCTACCGATGTAATTGCAGCGCAAATGACGCTAGCGTTTACATCTGACCGTAAAATTGGTGACCCTGCACAAGACTTTATTTTTTCAAAGGCTATGTCAATAGGTACGGCAAGGCATACACAGTTTAAATGGACGCTACCAGACACAAGCATGTTTCAAGGAGAATGCACAATTGCAAACGTTGAAGGACCTACAGGCGATGCAGGCTCTAAAGGTGAGTTTAAGTTTGAGATTCATTTTAATGGAGCGCCTACTTATACAGCAGCACCATAATTTAGATTGAGGCATCCACAGCGGTGTCTCTTTTAATTTATTTATAGGGGGAATAATAGTGAGCAACGTAAAATCATTTGAATTTAAAAAGGCTTATGAAGAAGTTAAAATCAACGGTAATGTTTATAAAGTTGAATTAGGTGATGAAAAGGTAAAAGAATACCAAAAAGCATTTATTGAGTTTAGCGATGAAAGCGTAGCGTTGCAAGCTAATAAAGATATTACCCAAGAAGAAGCATTTGACGGGGCTAAAGAGCTTGTTAAAAAGTTTATTGATGTATTGCTGGGGCATGATGCTTTTGAAGTCTTATACGAGCAGTCTGGCGGCTCTATACTTAACATGATTGACCTTGTATCGTTTTTGGCCGACGTAGTTAAGGACAAAACACAAACTATTCAATCTGAGCAACTAAATAAATATTTAAAAAAGCCAAAGGGCAAAAAGTAAATGAGCTTGTTAACCGAAACTTTTAATGATTACTTTACTTTTAAAAACAAAAAGTACAAGGTTGACATGACATACGATAATATTTTACGGTTATTTGAAATGTTTAATGACGGGCTAATTTCTAAAGTAGAAAAACCTATAATAGCGGTAAAAATGTTAGTCGATAATTTAGAGCTTAATTCGTATGAACAATACATTGATTTATTTAAGTTTTTAATGCAGGAGTTTTTAAGCGTAGACGTAGACAGTGCAAACAAAGATGAGCAACCAAAGTTTTACGACTGGGATAAAGATGCTGATATAATTTATGCTTCATTTTATGCAGAATATAAAATTGATTTAATAGATATGCAGGGCGTACTGCACTGGAAAAAATTTATAGCTTTGTTAAATTACCTTGATGACGAATCTAAGTTTAAGCAGGTAGTAGGCATAAGGTCAATGAAAGTGCCTTCAACGCAAGAGGCGTCACAAGACTATATAGACCACATAAGGAAAATGAAAGAATTATACTCGTTGGAAGATACCACAAACGAGCAAAATATAAATAGTGTGTTTGATAATTTAGCATTAGCATTCAAATCAAATTTAAAGGAGGTGGGTGACAATGGCGGCTGATGGTCGTATAGAAATTGACACAAGGATAAATACCGAAGGTGCAGAAGCTGACATAGAAAAGCTACAGGAGAAAATAGAGAAAGCTGGCGACAAAACCAAGGAAGTTGGTGAATCGCTCTCTAAAGGCGTTACCGCTCCATTGGCAGCAATTGGGATTGGTGCAATGGCAATGGCGAGCGATGTGCAATCAGCTCAAGGTATGATGCAGGCGCAGTTAGGGCTAACAGCAGACGAGGCGAAAAACTTAGGGCAAGTTGCTAAAGATGTTTGGACAAATGGTTTTGGCGATAGCATGGAAGGTGTATCTGAGGCCATTACAAAGGTTAGACAAAACATGGGCAAAATGGACGACGGTACTTTGCAAACAATGACTGAAAACGCCCTTATACTTAGTAAAACATTTGACGCAGATGTTAATGATACAACAAAAACGGCATCAACAATGATGAAAAACTTTGGTATGGATGCGCAAGATGCATTTGACTTAATGACAGTAGGTTTTCAACAAGGTGGAGACTTTTCTGGTGAGTTACTTGATACCTTAAATGAGTATTCTCCCCAGTTTGCATCAATGGGCATGAGCGCACAAGACATGTTAGGTATTTTAATCACTGGGGCGCAAGAGGGAGCTTTTAACCTTGATAAAGTTGGTGACGCAGTAAAAGAATTTAACATAAGGGCGCAGGATGGCAGTACAACGACTCAGCAAGGCTTTGAAGCAATTGGCATGAATGCGAAACAGATGGGCGAAGCAATATCTGGAGGTGGTGATAAAGCAAAGCACGCTTTTGACGCAACTATTGCAGGCCTAGCAGCAATGAAAGACCCAGTACAACAAAACATAGCAGGTACTAATTTATTTGGTACACAATGGGAAGATGTGAGGTCAAAAGTAATAACAGCAATGGGTGACGGTAGAACGCAAATTGAAGGCTTTCAAGGCTCGACGAAAAAAGCGGGCGAAGCACTTAACCAAAGTTTTAGCCAACAATTACAAACGGTAATGAGAGGCATAGCAAGTTCTTTGCAGCCTTTAGGTGAAATACTTTTAAAAATGGCTACAGATGCTTTACCTGCCTTCTCACAACATATGCAATTTTTAACGAACCTTTTTAACGGTTTATCTCCAACAGTGCAACAGGTTATTGTTGTAATAGGCTTAATAGCCGCAGCAATTGGACCAGTAGTCTTAATTATTGGGCAAGTTATTTCGGTAGTTTCTACTTTAGTTGGGTGGTTTGCCCCTTTAGTAGCCTTTATCGCAGAAGCAGGCGGAATATTACCAGCTTTAGGCGTAGCATTTACGGCATTAACTGGACCTATAGGTTTAATAGTGATGGCGGTTGCTGCTTTAGTCGGAGTATTTATTTGGTTATGGAATACAAATGAAGGATTTAGGGTAGCGGTTATAAACATATGGAATCAAATTGTAGCAGGCTTTAACATTGCATTAAAATTTATAATGAATATTGTTCATTCAGTTTTGGATGATGTTATTACGTTTGCGACAAGTATGCTAAACAGGCTCAAAGAATTCTGGCTGAATAATGGGCAAATGATTTTAAATGGAGTAAGAGCGGCATTTAATGCGATATGGCAAACTATACAAGGTGTTATGTATATAATCGTAGGGATATTCCAAGCAGTATGGCCTTTAATTTCTGGTATTGTTCAAATTGCTTGGAGTCTTATTAAGTCAATAATTAGTGTAGCAATAAACGCAGTATTAGGCGTCATATCAGTTGCAATGAATTTATTGAGCGGCAATTGGTCAGGAGCTTGGGAATCAATTAAAAGAACAGTACAAAATATTTGGAATGACATTACAAATTCATTTAGAAATATTGACCTTGGTAAAATAGGCTCTGACATAATTAACGGCCTTGTACATGGAATACAAAGTGCAGCAGGCGGAATTGGAAAGGTAATTTCTGGTATAGCAGCTAGTATTCCTGACGGTATTAAGAAGCTATTAGGAATTGCATCACCTTCAAGAGTTTTACGCGATGAAGTTGGTAAATGGATTCCGGAAGGTTTGGCGCTCGGTATAAACCAAAATGTAGACGTAGTTAGTAGAGCGGCTTACAGCATGGGAGAAAAGGCAGTGCCAACAATGCCACAAGGTATTATGGCTTTAAATAAAGCGGCATCTACAGGCCAACAGACAGGCGGTAAAGGGGTAAATGTTAACCTATACCCACAAAAGGCAATTGTAGACGAGGGCGACGTTTTAAATGCATTCACAAGAGTGGTGACATTATATGGCTTATAAACAAATATCATGGGTTGATTCAACTGGGGCTGAATTCCCTTTAAATAGCAATAACGACATTTATATTTTAAATGGTTTAAAAGGATTTGCAATGCCACCTATGGCGTATGCAGATGATGAAATACCTTTGATGTCTGGTACAAGGTTTAAAAGTATAAAAGCCAGTGCAAGAGAATTAGACATACCTATGAGAATAATGTCTAGTACTAATGCAGCTTTTGTAACAAGAATAAGGCAATTATTAAGCACTTTTAACCCTTTAGTGACAGGCGGTAAAATAAGAGTAACCTCTGCAGATGGCAGCAAAAGGGAAATTAATTGTAGGTATGTAAGCGGGCTTGATTTTGATGAAGGTAATGGTGGGGATAACTGGCAAAAAGCAATAGCTGTATTTAGAGCGTTTGATACTTATTGGTATGATGTAAACCAAACGGTACTATCTTTCTCAGCAGGAAGCCCAGTAACATTCTTTCCATTCCCTTTTAAATTATCACCATCATCTGTATTATCAAATATTTCTATTAATAATATTGGCGATGTTGAAACATACCCAGTATGGGTGATAAGTGGACCATGCAATTCTATTACAATCGCAAATGCAACTACAGGTGAGAAACTAAGTTTAAATGTTACATTGCAGCCAACAGAGTATGTGACAATAGATACAAGGCAAGGCAAGAAAACAATAATAAAAAGTGATGGCACTAATTTATTTAATACCTTAAGTGATGATAGTTCTTTATGGGCTTTTAAAAAGGGAGTAAATAGTGTACAAGCTGATTTAGCAAATTCTACGGCAGCGACAAGCGTCCAACTAATTTATTTAAATAAGTATTTAGGGGCGTGGTAATGCATGACTGTTTTAGTATTTGATTCGTTTAATAGGACCAGCACAACGACACTAGGTACGACAGATGGTGGAACTACTCCAAAAACGTGGGTAAACCAAGATACAACTGGGGTATGGGGAACAGATTCTGCACACGCTTATGTTGTAACAGATTCATCTAATAGAACAGTAAACGTTTTAGATGCAGGTGTTTCTGACTGTACTGTTGAGGCAGATATAAACTGGGTAACAGGTTCTAACATAGGGCTTAGTTTTAGGAACGTTGACAGAGATAACATGTATGATATTGGAGTTTCTTCAGCAGGCTTGGTATTAAGAAAATACGTGGCAGGTGTAGCAACAACTTTAGGAACGTATGCTTTTACACCTGTAAATAATACTATTTACCACATTGCAGTTACTTTGAGCGGCAATGGAATAAGCGTTTCTTTGGACGGTACGACGCGATTAACGGCAACTGATAGTTTTAATGCTACAGCAACCAAATATGGATTAAGAACGCCTGCACCTATGTCTGGAGCTTATCAAGATAATTTTAGTGTAAGTATTCCTGACCCGCCACCACCTATTCAGCCTCCATTTGTAAAAATTGATATGAGTAGTGATAAAGGCGATAGTAACAATTATGTTATTTATGTAAGAGATGCTAACTTGAATAAGGTTGGTCAAATAGACTTGTACAGCAAGCTTGATATGGCACTCATTTTTAATGACGTAGGCAAGTGGACATTGTCAGGCTTAGACATAAATTCAAATGCAGTAGCAGAATTGCTAAAAGAAAAAGCTGGTATTATTGTTAAAAGAAACGGTAAAACAATTTTATCAGGACCTGCATCTTTACGGAATATGAAGTGGGATAAGACCACAAATGAAATAACATTAAGCGGTGTCGACGACAACGTATTCTTAAGAAGGTATTTAGCTTTACCAGTACCAAGCGGACCGCCTTATACTGCAAGTGATTATGATGTGCGTACAGGTAGGGCAGAAACAATTATGAAACAATATGTAACTGACAACATAGGGGCAAATGCAACTAAAGACAGGAAAATAAATATTGTTAATGATACAGATTTAGGCATGGGCAATGTAGTTACTGCTAGAGCAAGGTTTGACCAAATACTGCAATTTTTCCAAGGTATAGCAAACTATGGAGGCAACCTAGGGTTTAATGTAAAGCAGGTAGGCACTTCATTAGTATTTTATGTATACCAGTCTAAAGACTTATCACGCTCGGTAATATTCAGCCCGCTACTTGGTAACTTACTAGGTTTTGAGTACAGCGATACAGACCCAGAAGCTAACTATATAATAGCAGGCGGGCAGGGCGAAGGTACTGCAAGGGTAATTATAGAACAGGGCGACAGCGATAGTATAAGCAGCTATGGCAGGGTTGAGGAATTTTTGGATAAAAGGCAAACAACGGACAGCGGAGAAATTACGCAGGCAATAATTGACGAGTTAGCAAGCAAGGCTAACAAAATGTCTTTAAGCATTTCACCTTTTGATACTGATTCAATTGCTTATGGCAAGGATTATAATTTAGGTGACATTGTTACTGTTACTTTAACAAAACAAAATTTTGACGGCTCTCAAAGCGTTTTAAATACATTCTCTGACGTTGTAAGGCAAATAAATATTTCTGTTACAAAAGACGGTGACCAAGTAACGCCAACGATAGGAACAAATGACAGTTTAGCAAACCCAGTTAAACACATATTTTCAAAACTAAGCAGTATAGGAAAACGGGTAGGAAATTTAGAAAGGGTGTGACAAAATGGCAGAAACATACTATCCCTTTGATGCAGGTTCTGGGGCATCTGTAGCAGAAAACCAATGGGGTGAAATGGCTCAGTTTTGGATGGGTACAGGCGTCATAAGAAATCAGTTAAATAATTTAAATGTATTTGCTGACTCAACTGGAATGCAGGTAAAAGGTGATACAGGAAAAGCATACATCAAAGGTTATTTTTATAAGAATGATGCATTAAAGGTTTTAGCCATTGCAGCAGCAAACGCAACAAACCCACGCATAGACAGGGTTATTCTAAGGGTTGACTGGACGGCTAATACAATTACAATGCTTGTACTTACAGGTGTAGCAGCAGCCAGTCCAACACCTCCAGCGTTAACGCAAAGTGCTAGCGTATGGGAAATTTCTTTATGCCAAGTAAGGGTTGATGCAGGCGTTTCTACTATTGCAGCAAATAAGATAACAGATGAAAGGGTATTAGCTGGTATAAGCCCGTATTTTTATACTAATCAGGGCTCACAAACTAGTTACCCTACAGCTAACGGTTTACAACGATTAGCTATAAATAGCGGTATTACAATATTTGCTGGGTGTACAATTGGCTCTGATGAAATTGTTTTTCCTAAAGGCGGTACATTTTACTTTGAAGGAAGAGTAGCGTTATCTGGCTTAAACAACTTACAAAATGCAGAATTATTGATTAGGTGCTATCAGGCGGATGGAGTAACTTTTTCTGATGATTCACTACAAATATTAGGGTATCAAGGTCTAGGCAGTAACTATACACAAAGTATACCAATATCAAATTATAGAATGTTTAATATACCTGATGGCGGCAAGGTGCAATTCTTTATAAGGGTATCAGAAGCGCCACGTACATTAAACAGTTATCGTGTTAGTGGTTTTAGAGTAGGTGACTAAGGAGGTAGCTATATGCAAGTTGTATGGACAATATTTCATATGTTTCCTGATGCAAATAATAGTAATGTTGAAGTAGTAATTGATACAAATGGCAATTGGGAAATAACAGAATGGGGATTGCCAGTTTTAAGGCCAGCAAAGGCAGATGT